CCAGAAATGTTTATGTCTGGCAACTCACCAGGTGAGGTCAAGACACACCTACGTAAGTTAATAAAGCAACCATCAATGATTCAATCAGTAGATCGAGTCACCAAACACGATAAGAAAAAACATCATCGTGATAAGGTAAATGAGGGAGTGAAGTATACTCATGCCGCAATAGATAAAAGTGGTAAAGTGATTGGTATGGCATCACAAGAGTCTGACGCAAAAGATATGGCAAGAAGAAACAAAGGTAGAGTTGTGAAACTAAAAAAACCTATGTCAGACAAGAAGGGTGATATGATGATCAATCGCCCATTCAAAGAAGGTGCTATGAAACGTATGTCTACTGGTGACGGTATGAATACATTCAAAAAGAAACCACCTGAAGTAAAGAAAGCAAATGAAAAGACATCTGGTAAAGTTGACTATGGTTCAGATGAGTCAATCAAGATAATGAAAAAGAAAACACCAGGTGAACAGAATGAACAAAATCGGTTCAACACAATGCTTTTACCTAAACTACAAAAGGCAAAAGCGGCACTAGCAAATATGAAAAAAACGGTGATGGGAACTAATCCTACAGGCAACCAACAACGTAAAAAATATGTACCAGGCATCAGGCAGAATATTAGGAACAAATAATGACAAATACATTTAAACAGCATACGGCAGATAAGATTGATGAGATTTGTGAAGAATGTGATCTATACGATGACTTAGAATTAGTAGAGTCTGAGTATCAGGGTAAGAAGGTTACACTAAACAATCCAACTCGTGGTGGCAGTAAGAAGTTTTATGTTTATGTTAAGAACGAGAAGGGCAATGTTGTAAAGGTATCCTTCGGAGATCCTAATATGGAAATCAAACGCGATGATCCTGCTAGACGGAAATCGTTTCGAGCAAGGCACAACTGTGACAATCCAGGACCTAAATGGAAAGCAAGGTACTGGTCATGTTGGCAGTGGAGATCAGGAGCAAAAGTAGATAATTAAGGATTGATAAATGGCAACAAAGGTGAGTGAAAATACCGAGGTAGCATTACCACTTCGTAATATAATTAGTATGATTGCAGGTGCATCAATTGCAACATGGGCATACTTTGGTATTGTAGAAAGATTGAATAATATTGAAACTAACCAGACTATGATGAAGGCAGACTTAGAAATGAATACTGAATTCAGAATTAAGTGGCCTCGTGGAGAAATGGGTTCATTACCTGCAGACAGTGAACAGTTTATGTTGATTGAACACTTAGCAAATGAACTTGATAAACTAACAGACGAAATCGAAAGCGGTCAAGCACCGTTTGACCAACAACAGAAACTAACATTGGAGTTTTATGAGAAGCGAATAAACCAACTTGAAGAAGCACACGAAAAGATACGTAACGATATAATGGACATGGTACACGAAATGAACGGCATGAAACCCAGTGGAAGACATAATGGACATTAGATATGGTAATAGAAGCATTCATTCTTTTAATGTGGTTCGGAAACCCGATGGAATTAAAAGAGTATACAGTTCGTGATGGATTAGGTGATTGCTTAAAAGCAAAAAGAACTATTGAAAGAACCTTGCGAGGCGGTAAGTCTAGCGAATATACAGGTTCTGTTCGACTGGGTTGTAAAGAACTCAAAGTCGAAGTTAGTGATGATGGTCTGTACATCATAAGAAACTTTATTGATGCAGATCCCAAAGAACTAAACCCATAAGAAAGAAGGGCAATGGCAGATACGACATCAGATCGTCTAGTACGAATAGAACAAAAATTAGAACGAATGGAAACCGTACTCATTGCGATTGCTCGTTTTGAGGAAAAGATGGATGCTTATAATGAGTATCGTGAAAGATCATGGGAACGTATGAACAAGTTCTCAGAAAAACTCGATAATATCGAGAAGAAAGTAAACGAAAACGCCCATACAGTTGGCATTATAAATAAAGTAGTATATGCCGCTGTTGTAGCGGCAGTAGGGACTTATGTCGCCCACATGTGGATGTAAAAGGAGACACGGATGTTTAAGAACATATTCAATGAGTGGACTAAGGCACAGACTGAAGTCCCAGAAGATTTAGAAGAAAAGAAACTAAAAGGTGACCAACATGAGTTGGATACTGATAAGGATGGCGATATCGATGCCAAAGATTTTAAAAACCTTCGTACAAAAAATAAGAAAAAGAAAAAAGACAAAGACGAAGGGGACATCGAAATGAATCCAAAGATGGACAAAGATAAACCAACAGAGCAAAAAGAATCTCGTATTCGAACTGCACTGAAAAGTGTTTTGTCTGAGAAGAGTCCTACTGCAGGAGCAACTAAACCTGAAACTATGGATGACAAGTTAAAAGGTAAAGGTGCCAAGGATATGGCAAACGAACCAAAGGAAACAGATGACACTGTAACAAAAGGTCATGACGATGTATCCAAAGCAGGTAAAGTTACTAAAGCGGCAGGGCAAAGAAACGGTGGAGATCAAGTTCGCTCTGGAGATCAGAACGTAGTGAACTCCGTAGTAAAAGCATTAAGGGGAATGAAGTAATGGCAGTACACCCACCATCACATGCCAAAGATGCTGTACCAACTCCTTCGGGTTGGCGACATCCAAAAACAAATGAACTTCTGAAAGCACAGAAGATGACAGATGCTCAGATCAATGAGTATCTTGGTGTTGCAGAACCAGTAACGTTGACAGAGTCTCCAACAACTGAGACTGAGTTTGCGGAAGAGCATTTGGAAGACATGACTAAGATCGAACTAGAAGAACTAGGTCGAGAACATGGTATTGAATTAGATCGAAGAAAGAAAAAATCTACTCTGGTCGAAAGAGTTAAGAACATCTTACCATAATATATAATATTGTTATGGATCAATTGAATAAATCAAACTTGATGCTATATGCGGCAAGACATTATTATAACCCTCGGTTCTCTGACATAGAAGAGTTCAACGAGGATTTGAAAAGGTTTAAATATGTCAAGCGTTTATTGAATCGTTATCTGGATGAAGGTAATCTTTCTGAACGCTTGATACTAAACCACCTGATAGTTATCTTTAATGTCTTTGGTATAGAACCATCGATAAACATGATGAGAGTAAAGTTAGACGAAAGGCACTGGTCAGTAATAAAACCCTTTTTAGTTTTTCTAAGATATATTACTAATGATCAACTTGTGGGAATAACTATGGACGCAAAGGTAGTAGAGGCACTAAGGAAAATATAATGGGTATTCTAAAATCTGCGGCAGATACAGTCTATGCTTTTCGTTTTATACGAATGCTTGTAATGAAATGGGAAAACTGGGACGCATACAAAGAAGGTATTATTGATGCTAACGGAAAGAGAGTAAAGGGTGTTACGATCAACACTTCTGAGAAACAGTCTGCTTGGACTCCTTTCATTCGCTTGTGCGCTAACGTTAAAAGGTTGTTATCAAAAGTACCAGGAGGGGGAACTAAACTCGGAAGTTTTGCGGCAGCACTCTTTCTCATTAAGGAAAAGACAGGAATAACAGATTCTCAATTAAAAAAGATTTGTGAAGAATTCAACATAGAACCACTAGACTTTTTGAACGAGAACAGCGAATGGTTTGTATTAGAGGATAGGCAATTGTCACCAGGTGTGTATAGGATTGCTAATGAAAAGGCAGTGAACAGTAGCATTGAAGTTATTTGCAAACCGAAAGATCAGATACGTGTGTTAGACGAAGCGTATCCAGTTGGTGATGTATTTGGAGTTGACATCTATGAAGCAACCCACATGAGGACGAACCAGAAAATTTACATTACTATAAACGAGATATCAAAATGAGTTTAACAGTAGCAAAAAATAGACAAAGACTTCTAAAGAAGATGGGTTTGAATAAACCTAAACCTAAAGATGATGATGTGAAAGAAGATCCTTGTTGGGATACCCATAAACAAGTTGGTATGAAAAGAAAAGGAAACAAGATGGTTCCTAATTGTGTACCTAAAAATGAAGCAAAGGTAGACGAACTGTCTTTGAGTGTGAAAGATATTAGGAAATCTGGTCTCAGAAAAACTACTGATACAGAGAAACTCAAAAAAGAATTAGAAGATCTAAAAAAACTTTTAAAACAAAAAAATATCAAGGTGAGGGAATCATTCATGTCCCGAAGACCTGGTAATCAAATGTCAGACTTGTATAAACTATACAGACTGGCAATCAAAGCAATGCCAGGATCTCCAAGGCAAAAAGAACTCAAGAAGAGAATTGCCGCGTTGAGAAAAGAACTCAAGTTGGATGAGAAACTAGGAAAGAACGCAGATGCAGGTGATTACATAGATGACTTCAAAAAGTCAGATGCACCACAGTTCAAAGGTAAGTCTGATAAGAAGAAAAAAGACATGGCAATTGCGGCATACCTAGATGCAAAAGAAAAGGGAAAAATAAAAGAAGACGTACCTGCCAATAGCACTGCAGATATACCTGATCCAAAAGATACTGTTCAAGGTCCTCGAAGAAAGAAAGATAAGAATAATCCTCAGTTAGTTGTTGATCGAAGATATAAAAAGAAGAGTGGACAACCAGTCTTATTGAAAAGATTTCGTGACTACAATGCAGATAAAGGTATATCATGATCCATGAGTCGTATTCGAGACATTGCTTCAATACTGTCAAACACAGAGCAAGCGAACCCAGATAACAATGCTATAGATGCTTCTACTCAAAGCACTAGAGCGTCAGTTTTTACTTCTTTGGACTCTCTACCTATAACTGGTTTGTCATCTGGTCAACAAGCATTCATCACTTCAACCAATAGACTTTATGTTTCTAATGGATCTGGTTGGTACAATACCGCATTAATAAGCGCAGATCCTAATTGGGATTCTTCTCCACTTACTGAATATACTATTGTTGACTCAGCAACACCTCTCGTCATTATAGCAAAAGCAACAGACTCAGATAATTCAAATTTATTAAATCAAAGTTTCGCATCTGACTCTGCCCAGTACATGGTTGACATAACCATAGATTCTTCAGTATTTACATTTACTCCAAAGAGTGCTAATTCTATAGGAGCATCTGTTCTCGCAGGTGACTTAGAAGATTCCAATGGTGATTTTATCTACACGTTTAAGTGGTCGGACGGAAATAACTTTATCACCAGACAAGCAACCATAACCTACAATCCTGCATTAAGTGCAAAATTAATTGACTGGGGTGGAGACAGAGGTATTCTAGCAGGTGCAGGTGGTTCAGGTGGAACACCAAGACAACAAATAGAATACTGGTCAATGTCAACAGGGGGTACGGCACAATCATTTGGTAACCTCACTGGGGTTAGTAAAGACATGAGTGGTGGTATGAGTAATGCCTACAGAATAGTTTTTGGTTCTCGTAATACAGATGCCTCTCATGTATTTCCTAGAAGAACAATGGATTACATTACAGTTGCCACTACAGGAAATGCTGTTGACTTTGGGGATGATATAGATGATTACTATGGTGGTAGTGCCGCTAGTTCCAATGGTACAGTTGGGGTACAGACTGGAGGCAACCTTCCTACTGGCAATGCTTATCCAAATAACTATTCCACTTCAATGCAAAAGATGAGAAAAATAACTATTGACACACCAGGTAATGCAACTGAAACAGGAGACATGGGTCTAAAACTATTTACAATTGGTGCGGCAGGTGATGCCACCAGAGGATTGTTTGCAGGTGGTGTTAATAGATCTAATTACCAAAGTGGACCTGCTGTTTCTGTTGCTTCTATCAAATGGTTTTCTTATGCAACTGCAAATTCTGCTTATCAATTCGGTAACTTAAACGGAATGGGTGGTAGTGCATGGGATAACGTTGGTGGTACTTCAGATGAGACTAGAAGTATATTTGCAGGTGGTTATGTAAGAACCAATTATTATCAAGTTCAACAAACTGCCTATGCCGCAAATGCTAATGTGATTCATTATGTAACAACACAAACCACAAGTAATGCCTATGATTTTGGTGATCTGGTTTACTGGTGTTATCTGACTAGTGGGGGTTGCACTGACGGAACTACTGCACAGTTCGCAGGTGGTATGGGTAAAGCAACCAGTTCACCTTATACCACTATAGATGATATTCAGAAGATAACCATTCAAACTACTGGTAATGCTACTGACTTTGGAAATATCAGTGCGACTAATCATGGTGCAAATGGCGCAGGGAATTCATCGTAATGGTCAGTAAAGCAAGAAACATAGCAACCTTCTTAGGTAGAACAGATAGTGCGAACCCGAATGAACTTCGTCTTTTGCACACTGGTGAACTTACAGGTGTTGATAGTGCTACTATTATGAGTATAAATGGAGTTCAATTTTTTGATACTTTAGACTCGATTCCTACTAGTAATTTGCTAGAAGGACAGCAAGCATTTGTTAATGAAAGTAAAAGACTTTATATTTCTAACGGATCTGGTTACTATAATGCATTAACAGTGAATAATGCACCCTTTTGGGATTCCGTACCACTTGATGAATATACTATAGTTGATTCAGCAACACCTCTGATCATCAAAGCAGATCCTGGTGACTCTGATGGAACCGAATTATTTATCAACCAGAGTTTCGGATCTGACTCTGCACAATTCATGGCAACAGTAACTAATGACTCATCCGTATTTACGTTTACCCCAAAGACCAAAGCAGAGATCGCAAGTGCAGTCGCGGCAGGAAATCTCACAGATTCCAATGGAGATTTTACATACACATTCAAATGGTCGGATGGTGTAAACTTTGTTGCTAAAGCGGCAAACATAATTTACAATACTGCTTCTGCTTCAGGTCCAAATAATCAAATTGCATGGAGAAATTTCCAAAGAGGAGTTTTTGGCAGTACTTTTGGTAATTCTACCTCTTCCACAACTATGTATTTTCCTTACAACTGCCAAGTAGGTGATCAAGTAATATTAGTTGTAGGTGGTCTTGGTTGGACTGCACTAAATGGATCGGCACAGGTTACCGTACCAGACGATTTTTCTTATAACGGAAATCCTGCTACACCCACCTATGAATATCAGTGGGGGTATGCGTCAGGTCAATATGATTATAGAACTGACGTGTATATCAATAGCGCATTATCAGCAGATATGAAAGCAAATGGTCTGACAATTCAGAATAATGAAGCGAGTGGTGGAACTAGTTATGTGGTGTTTACAATGATGATTTTGGGTGGTGGCAATACCCCATTATTTAATCATGCTCAAATCAATTATCCTGGCAATTATGCTCTAAACACTTACTATCAAGTTGCATCTGCCGCGCCTCCGTCAGGATATCAATTTAAGAATGGAATAGCAGAAATTCATACTACGAGGTATGGTACGAGAACCTTCACTGCCTCAAGTCCTGCAGTTTCCCAATGGTGGGGTGATGTTTCTAGAAGCATATATTATAAACAAGTATCTTATAGAAACTATCAACCTAATCAGATTAGTGGTGCTAATCCACTCCAACAACCATATCATAGGTTTAGGCACGACAGTGGCACCCAATATTCATCGAGTTCATTAGTCATAGCATACTAGTATAAATAGAGGAAAAGGTGAAGCATGAGTAGAACAAGAGACATTGCCCGAATAATGGGTAAGACAGAAGCAGGGAACCCCAGTAACGCATCGTTGTTATCTGGCACTGCAAGTATGACTGTTTACAGCACTCTTGACTCTTTACCAATAAATGGTTTAACAAGTGGTGATCAGGCATTTGTCAATGCTACAAATAGATTATACATCTCAAATGGTGTAGGTTGGTATAACGTTGCTTTGGTCAACAGAAACCCTAGATGGGATTCTGGTGGAGAACCAGAAGCGGCATATTCAATTGCCGACTCAGTAACTCCTTTAACCATAACTGCACGTGCGGCAGACTCAGACAACTTGAATTTATTAAACCAAAGTGCCGCTACAGATTCTGCTCAACACATGGTGACTATATCTAATGATTCATCTGTCTGGACTTTTACACCTAAGAGTGCAGATAGTATTGGTGCGGCAGTTTTGGCAGGAGATCTTACAGATTCCAATGGAGATTTCATCTACACGTTTAAATGGTCTGATGGCGTTAACTTTGTATCAAAAGCAGTTACGATAACTTATAATCCTGCAGGTGGCAGTGGTGGATATAATCCTACTTCTTCAGGTTGGTGGAATAGAATAAATTTTTCTGGATTAGCAACAACTCGGTCTTCTTCTGCATATGAATTACCTAGAGGAATAATAGGTGCTTCAGACGGTAGCATTTATGTAACAGGTGACGAAGCAGCAAATGATATAGGGATGTTAGTTAAGTTAAATGCTGATGGTAACGTACAGTGGGCAAAACAACTAAATGCTAATGCATACTATGCTAGAATATACAGTGTTAATGTATCTGCAGATGGAAATTCTATCTATACAATAGGACAAGACTACGGTTGGGGAGAGAACAATGGTGGTGGTGTAACTCCTCAAGTTGGATTTATAATCAAATGGACAAGTGCAGGTGTTGTTTCGTGGGTAAAGATAATAAAACCACAAACTGTTTCTAACAATTATGATAGTTTTGATCCTCAGTTTGCTTGTCAAATAGACAGTCAGGGTAATGTTTGGACATTGGGAACTAACAGAACTGGTAACACAGAAAGAAAAGTAGTTATTGCTAAAATAAATGGAAGTACTGGTGCTTTGATAAATATGTGGAGACTTGGATCTGCCGCTACTTCTCAGGCAAGTCATTATAATATGTTCATAGATGAAGATGATAATGTTTATACCTGTACTGTACAGTACGTGGGTAGTTATCCACACATGGTTATAGCAAAATTCAACAGTTCTATGAGTATGCAGTGGTTGAAACAATATGGAGAGACCAATAATTCGAGCATAGGACCTTATGATGTTGCGTACAATATAAAGTTAGATTCGAATAAGGATGTATATCTCACAGGTTATACCGATACTAGTAGTACTCCATACACTGGTTTTTTGATGAAACTTAGCGGAACTGATGGTAGTATTGTATGGGCGAAAAAGCATAACGATACAAGTTGGCACCATGGTCTTGCAATAGATGGTGCTGATAATATATGGATAATGGGTGAAGATGCGGATGCAACACCTGCAAAATTTATTCTACGTAAATATTCTACTGATGGAACATTGGTGGATCAGTGGGGGATTGATAATAATGTGACCAATTACAATATTGGTGATGGTGTTAATAATCTGTCATTGACTAAAGACGGAAATTTACTCGCACACTTTTACTACGCTTATGGTGCTGATTACCAATTTGCGCCTATGAAACTTCCTGCGAATCCTACTGCAGGAACTTACACCAATATTGTAATTTCTGATCAAACAAATAGTGAGGCCACATATTCTCCAAGTACACAAACAAGTGTTTCTTATTCTGTATCTGATATCACAAGTTCGTGGCACACTACTAATTATAATAGTGGTAGTTATGCACTAGAACCAATTGCAACCTTGAGTACAACAGAAGATCTTGATACTATATAATACACCATAACTGAGGATATATGATGAGTGAAATCGCAAAGAAAGAAAACACAGAATTAAAAGCAACAGATCCTGTTACCTTTGGTATTACGCCAATATCGAAGAGTAAGATTAACCCACAGGCAGTTGCACTGGTAAATGAATTCTTACCAGAACTTGATGAGAAGACAAAGTTCTTTGATAGGAACAATTCACAGTCTACCCTATCAATGATGTCTTTGACAATGCTAAATGGACACTCGCCACATAGAATGTTGCGACAGGTTCTGGCAGAGACAGAGAAAAGAAAAATGGCACTAGCAGAGGCACAAGTGGGTCATGCAAAAGCATTAAAGAAAATAGAGAAGTTACAAGAGAAATTATTCTTAGATCCAGATGACAATGTTCTAAATGCAAAACTACGTGCCGCGTTTGTTAGTATCGAAATGATGGAAAGCAAGATAAATGGTTCTTTTAAAGATATTGCGACATTGATTACTGCATATAATAATTTAAAAGAAAATTACGGAATAGAGGATTGGTCAGAAGAAGAGTTCGAAGAGTCAGAAAAGAAACATCACGTGAGACGTGGATTCGAATTGATGTATCGTAATCTCATGGATGGTGGTCGTGCAAGTACTGCAACAATTGAGTACATGCAACAGTACGGAGTTCACCCACAAGTTGGGTTCGCAGAAGTGCAGGGATATATTGCGGTGGTCAATGAACTACTAAGCAAGCAACAGATACCCCACTCAAACCACCTTGAAGAATTCTTGGATGCCATGGCAGAGAAATATTACAAAGAGGCAGACAAAACAACTGAACGTATTTTTGGTAAAACAGATATCACTAATAAAGACATTGTAAGTCTGATAGAGAAACAGGAAGACTAATATGGGAAGATCTAGAGATATAGCAGAAATGTTGTCTAAGACAGAGACAAACAATACTACCAACAATCCACTTGCTATTGTTGGGACATCTCTAGGTGTAGACTCCGCACAAGTTGCAAGTATTGGATTGAAAGTATTTCAGACTTTAGATTCTCTACCAACATCTAATCTGGTATCAGGTCAACAAGCATTAGTAGACTCTGATAAACGTCTTTACATTTCAAACGGACTTGGTTGGTACAATATAGCAGTTATCAACCAAACCCCTAGTCTTACTATAACACCAAGTGGTTCGATTGCTCTAGCAAACGATGGTACTCCTACTACTATTACTCTCACCGCATCTGACTCAGATACACCTTCTGGTCTTATCTCTTTTAGTGTTGAATCGGATGGTAGTTTTAGTGGACTTGGAACATTAAGTCAAGACTCTTCTGTATTCACAATCACACCAAAGTTAGAAGATTCAGCAACCACAACAACTTCCACACTTACATTCAAAGCATCTGATGGTATCAATTTTGGAACTGGACAATCTGCATTGAGTTTAACGTTTAGTGCGGCAACTGCAGATAGTTCTGATCAAACAGTATTTCTCTTAAATGCTTTTGGAAGCGGATCAAACCAAACACTAACTGATAAGGGGACAAACAGTCTGACAGTCACCAATAAAGGAACTGTTGAGAATACAACACACAGTCCTTATCGTAGTGGTTCGCAATTCACTGGAACCGCAACATCACCTGGTGGTTACTACTCTACTTTCTTCGATCAGAGTAGACATTTTACAATATCCGCATCAAGTGATTTTGATTTTTCTAATGGAGATTTTACTATAGAGTGGTGGAATTATTGGTTGGCAACCCCTAGTGCATACGAAACTCTTTATGATAACGGTTATGGAACATACCCCAATATCACAATACAATTGCATGGTGGTTATGAAGGACGATGGATTGTATACACAAATGGCACTAGTAATACGATGGAAGAAACTGCAGGTGTTCCTCTTTATGAGTGGATTCACTACGCGGTTGTTAGAAATGGAAATACCCTAACCCTGTATAGGAATGGTGTTGCAAATGTATCTATGAGTGTTGCAGGTCTTAATTGTGGACAATCAAGTGCAATCACTGGACTTGGCGCAAGAGCATCAAATGGTTCTGCACCTTTGCAAAACGTACACGTTTCAGATTTTAGAATAGTAAAAGGTACTGCAATTTATACCACTACATTTACTCCACCAACAGAACCATTACCTAATGTGTCGGGTAGAAAGTTTCATATGCTTAGTTTACCTAATCATGAAGAACTAGAAGGTAATAATGTTGTACAAAACGATGCAGACAATCCACCTGAAATTGTAGGATTTTCTCCGTACAATAGACAAGTATATGATAAGGATGTGCATGGAACTGCCCTTCATTTTCCTGATAGGAGTGATGGATTTGCACAAGTCACTATGGCAGATGTTGGGACAGGTGATGTTACAATTGAATGTTGGGTATATTTTCTTGATATGGCAAGCAACCATACAATATTTACTGCTAACCATGGAAGCAGTACTGATTTATTTGATCTTTATTGGCAATCAGCATCTGCAGAATTTAGACTCTATTCAAACTCCGCAACTGTTGGAACATTAGCATCAGGTTATTATCCACCAATAGAAGAGTGGATACACGTCTGTCTTTATCGAAGTGGCACGACTGTAACTTTTTATATCAATGGTGAGCAGAAAGGTCAAATCACTGATGCAAATTATAATGCCAACCTCAATGGCACATTTAATATTGGATCATATTCTAATAGTGGTTCGGAAACTCTTTCAGGAAACATGACTGATTTTTGTGTTACCACTGGACAAAAGTATTCAACGGTTCCTTTTGCTCCACCCACAACACCAATTGCTTCAGGAAACTCAAATCAAAAACTCCTATTGACTGGTCATGGCATTACAATGGGTGATCATTCACAGTTTACCCAACAGTTATTATCGAAACAATATGGTCCTGGTGATGGCGTGTTTGGTAATACAGGTACAAAGAAATTTGCTTCCTCACCTGCCTCAGTTTATATTAACGGAAGTCAGGGGGGACTTGTAATAGAGAATGATCCTGTGAATGGTACAGCAAACGAAGGAATGATCTATTTTGGTCAATACATAGATTTCACAATAGAAACGTGGATCTACCTTCCTGCAGGAGATCCTGGATATGGGGGTTACAGTACTGTTTTCCACTGTGGTAGTGGTCTTGTTGCAGATGCAAGTTTTACACAGTGGCAAGTAACTCAAGGGACAATGACTTACTATCGAAGTTCAACTCAGGTTATGGGTGGTGGAACTTTAACTGCAGATACGTGGCATCACATTGCTTTAACTAAAAATGGAAGCAATATGAATATGTGGTTGGATGGTAATAGTGCGGCATCAATAAACACAGGAAACACAAATCATCCACAAGCGTCACCAGGATCAATTGGTATTGGTTGTAGAAGACATGGTTCAGCATCTGGAACTTATATAATGAAGGGATTCTTAGAGGACTTCAGAATAACGCTACATAAGTGCAGATACACTGGCACGTTTACCCCACCAGGTAAACTACTAGGATAATGAAAGGAATATAATATGTTAAGTTTATTAGGATCTTTAATAGGATTCGGAGGTTCAGCACTTCCACAAGTTATAGACGTGTTTAAATCAAAAGGTGATCGTAAACACGAGATAGACAAAATGAGAGTCATGGCAGAGTTAAAGCAACAGGGCATGGACTTTGACATGAAGATGTACGACAAGATGGGCGCAGACAAAGAGCACGAGAGATTGATTGCTCACGATACTGCAATCATGCAGTCTACAGGATGGACATCTGTTTTACAAAAATCAGTGAGACCAGTTATCACGTATGCATTCTTTGGTTTGTTTGCAACCATAGAGATCACACTACTGATGAATGCATTAGAGATGGGAACGTCTTTTGATCAGGCAATACAGTTGCTATGGGATGAAGAGACGAAAGCAATATTTGCGGCAATTATATCTTTTTGGTTTGGTTCACGTGCGGTAGAAAAAGCACGATCAAAATAAATTTTCTACCAAATATGGTTTGACAAAAACTAAAAAATACTATATAATACTACCATCTAAAAACAAAACATAAAATAAGGAAGCGAAGTATGCAAAATCGATTTGCAGACACACGTGCGTTTTTGTCCGAAACAAAGTTCTACGACAGTTACTCCAGATTCAAAGATGAGGAGAGTAATTACGAAACTTGGGATGAGGCGGTTGACCGTGTGATCTCTATGCACGAGAATAACTATTCTAAAAAATTAAATAAATTACAAACATACATTGAAGAAGCAAGAGTTGCTTATAAGGAGCAACGAGTATTAGGTGCTCAACGTGCATTGCAATTCGGTGGAGAACAATTGATGAAACACCAGATGAGGATGTATAACTGTACGTCTTCATATGCTGATCGTCCAGAGTTCTTTGGTGAGTATTTCTATATTCTACTATGTGGCGCAGGTGCAGGGTTCTCAGTACAGAACCATCACGTAGCAAAACTACCAAAGATCCAACAGAGAACGAAGCAAGCAAAAGGTTACATCGTAGAAGACTCGATAGAAGGTTGGGCATCAGCAGTGGACGTGTTGATGTCTTCTTATTTTGTAGGGGGTGGTAAGCACCCAGACTATGAAGGTCGTAGAGTATTCTTTGATCTATCTCTAATTCGCCCAAAGGGGGCAAAGATCTCTGGTGGATTCAAAGCACCAGGTCCTGAAGGATTACGTAGAACACTGGACAAGATCGAACATATGCTACAAGCACTGGTTATGGATTCAAAAGAACCTATTGCCATGCGTCCGATAACTTGTTACGACATCTGTATGCATACTGCAGATGCAGTGTTGTCTGGTGGTGTTCGAAGATCTGCAACAATCTGTTTGTTCTCTCCAGAAGATGAAGAAATGATGACTGCAAAAACTGGTAACTGGTTTATGGATAATCCACAACGTGGTAGATCTAATAACTCTGCAGTGATTGTTCGAGACGAAGCAACTCCAGAAACATTTGCCAAGATTATGGAATCAGTAAAATCATTTGGCGAACCTGGTTTCTACTTCACCTCATCAAAAGAACACACAACAAACCCATGTGTGGAGATTGGGATGTTTCCACAGTACAATGGTAAGTCAGGTTGGCAAGGTTGTAACTTGACAGAAATCAATGGTGGTATGTGCACAAGCGAGGAAGACTTTCTCAAGGCATGTCGTGCCGCCGCTATCCTAGGAACTTTACAAGCAGGATACACAGACTTCAAGTTTATATCAGATACATCTAAAAAGATTTTTGATCGTGAAGCACTCCTTGGTGTTTCGATAACAGGATGGATGAACAATCCAGATATTTTATTTGATTCAAAAATTCTAAAGAAAGGTGCTAGACTTGTTAAGAAAGTTAATAAAGAAGTTGCTTCTATTATCGGCATTAACCCTGCTTCTCGTACTACTTGTGTGAAACCTTCTGGCAATGCTTCAGTATTGCTTCAGACTGCCTCTGGCATCCACGCAGAGCACTCACCAATGTACATTCGAAATATACAGATGAATAAAGAGTCTGAAATTACACAAGCAATTCAAAAATCAAATCCATTCATGGTTGAAGAATCAGTATGGTCTGCAGGTGGGACAGACGTAGTTGTCTCCTTCCCTATTGTCCCTAAGAAAGGTTCTATGTTCAAAGACGATCTCCATGGCGTAAAGCATTTGGAAATGGTAAAGCAAGCACAGAAGAACTGGGTTGTCGAAGGAACTAACGAAGAACTATGTGCAGACGAAGGTATTCGACATAACGTATCAAATACAATCATAGTAGACGATTGGGATGAGGTAGAGAAATACGTATATAAAAATCGTTATTCTTTTTCAGGCATTTCATTCCTATCTCCAACAGGTGACAAGGATTATAACCAAGCACCTAACACACAGGTCATAAACGCAGAGCAAATGGTTGCGAAGTATGACCAAGGTGCAATCTTTGCATCTGGTATGGTTGTTGATGCGTTGAAAGTCTACGACAATCTATGGACTGCCTGTTCTACCGCAATGGGTATGGGCGAAGATCTTTCGGTAGAGTCTTCAGAAAACTCTGCAAAGAAAGACTGGGTTCGTAGGTTCGAGAGATTTGCACAGAACTATCTTGATGGCGATATGAAGAAGACTGAGTATTGTCTGAAAGATGCTTACCTACTCCATAAGTGGGAAAAGATACAAAGCAATCTGAAACCAGTGGAATGGAAAACTGATCTCACAGAAAAAGTATTTACAGATGTAGATACTCTTGCCGCATCTGCTTGTGCAGGTGGTGCGTGTGAAATCGACTTCTGATCTGTACATTACCCCATGCCGATCTATCTGCAGGTTAGATCGCAATGACGTTTGCGTTGGTTGTGGCAGAACCAAACAGGAAATATCGGAATGGGGATCGTACCACTATTATCAGAGAATGAAAATAATGAAACGTCTTGGTTATGGAATAAGAAAAGGCAAAAGAAGCAGTGGAAAAAGAATTCAGAATTGAATGTGAAGATTGTGAGTCAGTTACAATAGTATTAGTAGAAGATGGTAAAAAACCCAAGTATTGTCCAATGTGTGGATATAGACATGCAGAGGTAGAGGACATTACTGAACCAGATACATAAGTGTATGTGGTATTACAAAGAAAAAGAATTTAATGAGACCCCTGAAGATTTTCAGGGGTTCGTTTACATGATTACAGATATAAATACTGGTAAGAAATATATCGGTAAAAAGAACTTCTGGAAACCAAAGATACTCCCCAAAACAAAAACGAGAAAGAGAAGGGTCAGGACGAGAACAGAGTCTGATTGGAGAACCTACTTTGGGTCGAGTGAGGAAGTGAAGTTATTAGTAGAGGAACGTGCCGATGATTTCAAAAGAGAAATTTTAAGACTATGTAAATCAAAAGGCGAAATGACATATTTCGAAATGAAAGAACAATTTGATAGAGACGTATTATTCCGAGAAGATTATTACAATGAGTTTATAGGTGGGAAGATTCATAGTAAACATTTAAAGGGAATATCAAATGTATGAATACAAAGCAAAACTTGTGAAGGTAGTCGATGGCGACACGGTTGATGTTGACATCGATCTTGGTTTTGGTGTGTGGTTAAAGAACGAGCGTGTACGTATCATGGGTATCGATACACCAGAGTCTAGAACACGAGATAAGGTAGAGAAGATCTTTGGTCTAGCGGCAAAGGATAGAGTCAAAGAACTAATAGAAAAAGATACAATACTCAAGACGTTTGCCGCCAAAGATGGTGAAGACATGAAGGGTAAGTTTGGTCGTATCCTTGGAGACTTCATGATAGGCGAGAAGATGCTTACTGAGATCCTGATAGAAGAAGGACATGCAGTAAAATACTTTGGACAGAATAAAGCAGATGTTGAACGTGGGCATATGTCCAATCGAAACAAACTTATGAACGAAGGTGTCGTAAGTGCGAAGGATGTTCAAGAAGCGGCAGGTTGACAAACCTAGTGCATTGTGGTATAATTGGTTTACACAATTAAAAGGTGATTTATGATTATTGTAGATTATGGTGGACTCTCTGCCTCAACTGTTGCGATAAACAAAGAGAACGATGAGAATATGATTCGACATATGATCATCAATTCTTTGAGATTATACCGCAATGCATATAAAGAAAACTTCGGTGAGTTAGTAATTGCTTGTGACTCCAAGAACAATTGGAGAAAGAATTACTATCCTCAGTATAAAGCAAATCGGAAGAAAGCACGTGACAAGTCTGGTTTAGACTGGGTCGAGGCATTTCGTATTATCAATAAAATTCGTGATGAACTCAAAGAGCACTTCCCCTACAAAGTAATCGAAGTAGAAGGTTGCGAAGCAGATGACATCATTGGAACTCTGTGTAAGAATACTCAAGAGTTTGGTCAGTACGAAGATGTAATGATTGTATCTGCAGACAAAGACTTTTTGCAGTTACAGAGATATAAGAACGTGAGACAGTACTCACCTCTACTAAAAAAAGAATATAGAGAAGAAACCCCTCTGGTAGGTCTGACAGAAAAGATACTCACTGGAGACGCAGGAGATGGAGTCCCAAACGTACTCTCGCACGATAATGTGTTCGTGGAGGGTGAGAGACAGAGACCTCTATCTCGTAAGAAAAAAGATGATATGATCAATCAACTGAACCATGCGGATAGTGGTTACCAACATTCGGAGTGGTACAGAAACTATCAACGCAATCGTAAGTTGATTGATTTGGAATACACACCAGAAGAGTTGCAGTCAGAAATACTTGAGCAATTCAACAGTCAAGATAAATGGGCAAAGCGAGGTGAAGTACTTCCGTACTTGATAAATAACCGTATGAAATTAATGATTGAATCCGTTGAGGAACTAATATGAAGAAATATATTTTTGAAGTCTTAGAGGAAGTGTCTAAGGCACCTAATGCTTACCAAGTAGGAAAGATTTTAAAAGAGAATGAGTCATGGGCACTGAAAGATGTTATCAGAGGTTCCATGGACTCTACGGTACAGTGGGTAATCCCAACAGGAGAACCACCCTACACACCATGTGAAGAGCATAACCACCCCACAGATCTTAAAAGACAGAATACAAAGTTCCAATACTTTGTTGAGGGATTGCACAAAGATCAACCAAAGTTTAAAAAAGAGCGTATGTTTTTACAGTTATTGGAAGGAATCCATCCAAAAGATGCTCTAGTGGTTATAGATATGATAAATAAAAATAAACCAAAAGGGATAACTAGAGGAATTGTCGAGAAAGCATTTCCAAGTCTTTTACAAGACTAGAACTTTAAACCCAGAAACATTAACACTAACCTGAGTGTGTACTTTCGTGCACACTCTTTTTTATTAAGGAACACTAAATGGTATCTGCTCAAGTTGAACGATTAAGAAAAGACTCTGATGAATTAGAAATCTATGCACAGAAACTGGAGAAGAAAGGTCAGACCCAGAGAGCGAATAAGATAAAGAAGAAAAGAGAATTTATTCTGAGAGCACTATCTAAAAAATATGCAAAATAAGGGTTGACAAAATATTCAAATGCCTGTATAATAATATAAGCATTATATGGCAGAGGGGGAATATACCTTGAATATTTTTGTACTAGATCACAATCCTAAGATTGCCGCACAACAACAGTGCGATAAACATGTTGTAAAAATGATTGTAGAATCTGCACAGATGTTATCTACAGCACATCGTATGCTCGATGGTGTAGAGACTAAACGTCCATCTGTATCAGGTAAGACTATGATCAAATACTATGAACTAGAAAATCCAGAGATGGAAGATGTACTCTACAAAGCAGTACACCATAAACATCCTTGCACAGTATGGACTATGGAATCAGTGTACAACTATCGTTGGCACTATGATCACTTTTGTGCTTTACTTGACGAGTATACATATCGCTATGGTAAGACACACAGTACAGAGAGACTAAAGTATTGGTTGGTCAAACCACCTAAGAATATTCCACGTGTACCAATGACTGACTTCAAACTTGCAATGACTCACGAACCACAGTGTATGCATGAAGGTCAGACAATCAGATCTTACAGAGAATACTATCAGACTAAACAGGATAGATTCAAAATGGTATGGACTAAGAGAGAGGTTCCTAATTGGTTTATAAATAATACCACAGGAGTAACAAATGCCAATTTATAATTTAAAAAGAATTTCCACTGGAGAAGAATTCGAAGTTCAAATGACTTGGGACGATCTGCAAGATACTTTAAAAGAAGACGGTGACTTGTATCAGATGTTAAGCACACCCAAGATATCAGGTCGCCCTGCAAGAGATAATGTATCGAGGGCAGGAAGCGAATGGAGAGATCTTCTAGGTGGTATTAAGAAAGCATCTGGTGAAGGTAATACCATAAAAGTATGAGTAAAATGAAGAAAGCAAACTTCAACGATATGTTTGAATTTGAACCTCAGACTACAAATCAGAGGATTGCTTATGATGCTTGGGATGATGATGACAACCTAGTTCTTACTGGGTCTGCAGGTACAGGTAAAACATTTGTTGCAATGTACTTGGCAATAGAAGCAGTTCTAACAAAAGAGACTCCATACGATAGAGTCGTTATAGTTAGATCTGTTGTACCTACAAGAGACATGGGTTTCTTACCAGGTACTATAGAAGAAAAGAAAGAAGTATTTGAAACTCCTTACAAAGCAATATGTAATGAACTGTTTGGTGATGTAAACATCTACGATAGGATGATTGCCAACAATCAATTACAATTTACGACAACATCATTTATACGTGGGTTGACCATTGACAATGCTGTTGTTATCGTGGATGAAATGCAAAACTTAAACTTCCACGAGTTAGATTCTGTTATCACACGAGTGGGGACAAATTGCAGAGTCATTTTTAGTGGGGACTATCTCCAGTCGGATTTCAAAGATCCTGCAGAGAGGGATGGTATCCAGAGATTCTTACGGATCATAGACCAGTTGAAAAATTTTAGTGTGGTATCATTCAACTGGCATGATATTGTAAGATCAGATTTTCTTCGTGATTATATCATGACGAAAGAAATGTTAGGAATTAAATGATGATTAAAAAAGTAATAGGAATACTTCTACTGTCTACTACTATGGCAACTGCAGGTGCTCACGATAT